GTCAAATGATAACTGATTCAGGATTTGGTTCTGATACAGCTTATTCAACTAATAGTATACCTGATATTTCAGCACCTACGTGTTGGGGTACATTTGAACTAACAGCAGATTTAACACAAATATCTGGTACACCATTTTTAGCCGATACAACATTATATAAAGCAGATGCAACACAAATATAAAATTTAAACAATGGCTAAACAGGTTATTAATATTGGGACTACAGCAAACGATGGTACTGGTGATCCTATCAGAGATGCCTTTGACAAGGTGAACGACAACTTTACAGAACTCTATACAGACGATGCAGGTGATGTAGGAAGTATAACAGCAACAGCACCGATAGAAAGGGATTCAGCAACAGGAGCAGTAACTATATCTTTAGCTAATTTAGGTGTTACAAGTGGTAAACTTGCAGCAGATTCTGTTATAACAACAAAGATTCTAAATGACAATGTTACTTTTGCTAAATTAGAAAACAGATATACAGCACTTTCTGCTTTAGGTAGTGGAACAGCTTTTGCTTTAGATTTTAGTACAGCTACAACCTTTACAGCAACAGCAAGTGGAGCAGCTACATTAACTTTTTCTAATGCAGTACAAGGTCAAGTAATTGATTTAGTAATTACAGGAAACTTTGCTTTGACTTTTGCTGAAACAGGCTCAACTTTTAACAAGGTAGGTTCTACAACTTACGATGGTAGTTCAACAAACCTTATACAGATAATTTGTACAGACGATTCAAGTGGTGCAAAAATATATCACTACTCAATAGCAACTTATACAGCATCACAACCTCAATAGATTATGAAAGCAATAAAAACAGATAACGGACAGATAGTAACATACGGAAGGCTTCCTTTAGAATGGAAAGACGAAAACGGATTGCATTTAAACTTTAGAAAAACTGAAGATGCAACTGTATTTGGTTTTTATGATGTAGTAATACCAGAACACGATAAAGTAACTGAAGGCTTAAGTGAAATTAAGTGGAATGGTAAGAAAAAGATTTTTACTTATTCAGTAGTTAAAAAAGATGTAGAAGGTACATACGAGCATAAAGAACCTATAGTTGATGAAGATGGAAAGGCAGTTTTAGATGCAGATGGAGAACCTACTTATGATGTAACTACAAAACCCATTAACGATAAAGACAAGCTAAAAGCAGGGTATATAGAAAACATAAATGCAGAAGCAGGTAAAAGATTGCAGCCTACAGATTGGTATGTAATTAGAAAGGCTGAAAGAGATGTAACAATACCAAGTAATATAGTAGGCGATAGATTAGAACTTTTAAGTAGAGCAGATGAGTTAATAGCAGAGGTAAACGCTCTAACAACTGCCGAAGCATTATTAAAATACACTTATGAATTTTTCCCTGTCGTTATAGAAAAAGAATAAACTATGGCTATAAATAAAAGATTAATAGCAGGTGCGCCAACAGGCGGTGGTGGTGCTTGTACTACTAACACTTTACAAATATTAGGTGATTCATCTTGTATTGCTTATTATAAAATGGCAGATGCTACAGATGAAAGTGGCTCTTATAACGGAACACCTACTTCAGTTGATTTTAATGTAGAAGGTAAGTACGGATTAGCAGGAGGTTTTAATGGAACAAGTAGTCAAATAAATTTAGGTAATTCTCAACCTTTTTCTGTAACTCAAACAGGCGAAATAAGTATAAGTTTGTGGGTAAAAACAACAGATGATGCAGGTTATCTTTATGCTAAAGGAGATGATGTTGCAATAAAATACGAGCAAAGTTTACAGCTTAATACTGATGGTACTTTAGTGGCTGGGATTGCAAATAGCGCACAAAATTTCGCAGCAACAATAAACACAACAGCAACTGTTAATGATGGTAACTGGCATCACGTTGTAGTAACAATAGATAATGGAACTTCAATGTCTGTATATGTTGACAATGGAACACCCGTTACTACTACAAGTTGGACAGGGACTGTAGTATATGAATCAACTGTACCTTTTATGTTAGGTGCTTTTGAAGGAATACCTGCTGCAACTTCAAAACTAAATGGCTCACTTGACCAAATTAGAATATTTAACAAAAAAATATCAGCTTCAGAAGTAGGCACTTTATATGCAGAGGTACAATGTGCAAGTGCTGTTACTCCAAGTCAGCATTTTAATATTGTTTTATATACAGGTAATGCAACTGCAAGAACAATAACAGGGGTAGGTTTCCAACCTGACTTTGTTTGGTCTAAGACAAGAAGTGGAGCAAACAATCATCAACTTTATGATTCTGTACGAGGTGCTACAAAAGCATTAGAGTCAAATACTACATCCGATGAATCTACTGAAACTACAGCTTTAACGGCTTTTGCTTCAGATGGTTTTTCTCTCGGTACTTCAGGTAATATGAATAGTGCTGATGGTGGTGGCGTTACTTACGTTTCTTGGAACTGGTATGCTCCTACTTCAGAAACAAACAATGCAGGTTCTAATGGTGCTACTTCACAAAGTATAATAAAAAAGAATATTGATGCAGGGTTTTCTATTGTGAAATATACAGGTAACCAAACTGACCAGCATAAAGTTTATCACGGCTTGGGGGTTGTTCCAAAAATGATAATGTTAAAGTGTACAGGCGCAACAAATCCGTGGTATGTTTATCACGAAGGTGTTGACGAAAGTAGTCCTGCGGATTTTAATTTAAGATTAAATACTGATGCCGCAAGACAAAACTCCTCAACTGAATTTAGTGATACTCCACCTACAGCCAATCTTTTTACATTAGGAACAACCGCAGGAACAAACAAAAATAATACTGATTACATCGCTTATTGCTTTGCTGAAAAAGAGGGTTATTCTCGTATAGGTTCTTATACAGGCACAGGAGCAACAGGTAATTCTATAGTAACAGGATTTGAACCTGCTTTTGTTATGCTAAAAGTAAGTACAGCAACTGACAATTGGCTTATGTATGACAACAAAAGGGGAGTTGACGTTGCTTTGTTTGCCAATCTTGCTAATGCAGAAGATTCCTATGTAGGTAGAATGGTTTTTAATAGTAATGGATTTACTATTAATACAACTGATGCTGGTTGGAATGGTGGAAGTAATACTTATATCTTTATGGCTTTTGCTCAAGACCCAGATACTACACCTGCAACTAAAGCGGATAGTTTTGAAGCTAAAGCATATTCAGGAAATGGCGGTACTCAAAATATTGTTTTATCAAATGGGATGAAGCCAGATTTTACTTGGATAAAGAACCGTAATGACACAAATCAACACGCTTTATTTGATAGTGTAAGAGGGGCGGGTAAAATTTTAGGTTCGAATACTACTTCTGCTCAAGGAGGAAATAGTGGTGATTTATTAGGTAGTTTTAATGATGATGGCTTTCAAGTAAATAGGAATTATTTGACAAATACAGCACACGACACTACTAATGGATTATCAAATTTAACATATATTTCTTGGAATTGGAAAGCAGCAGACCACGATAGAAGTTTAGCTACTATAAACCAAGACGGAAGCATTACAAGTTTAGTTAGTGCGAATCAAGCGAGTGGATTTAGTATTGTAAAATATGTTGGTAATAATACACAAAATGTTACTGTCGGACACGGACTTGGGATTGAACCAAAAATGGTAATTATTAAAAGATTAGATGTTGCTAATGCTTGGTGGATTCCTTTACCTATTTTAGGAAGCAATCAGTTTATGGAGTTTTCTACAGCCTCTGCTACTACTGATGTTCAATATCAATATACTCAAACATCTGATATTTTTAAGTTTACAAGTGCAAGTCAATCAGCACAATATAATGCTTCAGGAGGAAGTTATGTAATGTATTCTTTTGCAGACATCGCAGGTTATCAGAAGGTAGGGAGTTATACTTCTCAATATCCAAATACAACTTCTGTAGATGTAGGGTTTCAACCGAGATTTGTTATGATTAAAAGTTATAATCAAGCAAGAAATTGGGTTATACACGATTCAGCAAGAACAGATGATAAACAATTATACCCAAACTTGGCAAATAGTGAAGCAGATACAGGAACACAACTACAATTTACTTCAACAGGATTTAACGTAAGTGGTGGTTCAAATGATTTAGATGGTGGTTCATCTTATAGTTACATCTATTTAGCAATAGCATAATGGAAGAGTTGAAGATAGGATTTGTGAACTTTTTTGCTTTAGGCATTTCTATAAGTGAGGCGAATCCTGTGCTTCAGTCAATCAGTTTAATACTTGCAGTTGCATATACATCTATATCAATTTATAAAAAGCTAAAGTGATGCAATTACCTAAAAACGGTGTGGCGAAAGAACTGCGTAGTTATGCAGGAAGTTTACTTATATTTTTCTTTATAGTAGGAATTATAATTACGTTTGTTCAATACCCAGTATTAGAATCTAACAAGGAAATAATTTTAATGTTGATTGGCTCTATTGCGGCTTCAATTCCTGTTCTTATAGGAAAAATTTCAGGTACAAGAGGAGATGATCTAAATGCCTTAAAAGCTACATTAGAAAAGAAAGACCATCAAATACAAATGCTTGTAGATGCAAAAGATAGATTAGAAGATATGGTAATAAACCTACAAAGAGAAATGCTACAAAACCAAGATAATATGATGGATAAAATTATATTAAAAGCAGCGATGGACTTTGACAATAAAAACAACCCCCCAAAAGGAAAGTTATGATAGAAGTAAAATGTAAGTGCGGATGCACAAATAACCCAGAAGGTTACTGCGATGGTAGCCATTTAAATAAATAAATATGCAAACTCTTATAATTATAATTTCAATAGTAATGTTTTTAACTGCCTTAATGTTGGCGTTAACAGTTTACGGTATATTTACAGATAAAGACAAGGATGGTATTCCTGATGCTTTAGAAGATAAATTTAACCAAGTAGTAAGCGATATAAAACAAGAAATTGAAAAGATTAAAAAATGAAATACTTTACGTTAGATGAATTTGATTCACCTGACCACAAAGGTAGTGGTGTTAATATGGACAGTAACTTTCTTGAGTTGCTCAACAACGCACGTGAAATTGCAGGGATACCATTTAAAATCACAAGTGGATACAGAACAGCCGAGCATAACAAAAAAGTTGGAGGTGTTTCAAACTCAAGCCACCTCAACGGACTTGCTGCCGACATTAGTATTCAATCAGGAAACCAAAGATACGTTGTTCTTAATGCCCTTATTAAATCAGGATTTAAACGGTTGGGAATTGCTAAAACCTTTATACATTGCGACACCGATTCTACCAAAAATAATTCAGTCTGGACATACTGATACAGTAGGAAGCACGTTATGGAAGAATTAATTACAGGTTATGTTGCATTTCGTTTGTTAGAATATTTAATACTAAAAAGTTTTGGCTGAAAAGAAAAAGTTTAAAGATACCCAAGTAGGCAAGTTCTTACTTAACAAAATACCAGATGTTGTTGGAGCAGTTGCAGGTAATACAGCAGTAGGTAGTGTTATACAAGCTATTATAGGTGGCTCAAGTATGAGCGATGCTGACAAAGAAATAGCACTTAAAAAACTTGAAATAGAACGTGCTGAAATAGATGGTACTACAAGAAGGTGGGTAGCAGATGCACGTAGTGGTTCTTGGTTATCTTCTAATGTGCGACCATTAACCCTTGTATTTTTAACTGTAAGCTATGTTATAGGATGGTATTTGGGTTATCCATTAGATAGTATAACTGGATTATTATCTATCGTTATTGGCGGTTATTTTGGTAGTCGTGGAGTAGAAAAAGTATTTGGAAATAACAAACACCAGTAATGGCAAAGCAAATAGTTATTAACTATATAAAAGTTAAGGTTAAACGTAAGGGTATACATAGTAAAAACAAACAATCTAAACTTAAATCATCTAAAAACTACGTTAAAAAATATCGTGGTCAGGGTAAATAATGTTTAAAAGTAATTACCAAAAAAGTTTACATATTAAAAAAAAAGCGTGTAGATTTGGTGGGTAGTGGAAAAGTAATTAATTAATTTAATAATATATATATAAATGATACAAGAAGATTTAACAATTAGAAATTTAGCAGAAAAAATAGCAACAGATTTTGCAAGAACAATAAAAGAACGTACAGATATGATATTAGAATTAGATGCTATTCAATATACTAATCTTGGTATTGATTCTACTAAATCAGAAAAAAGTAAAGTTAAATCAGATAGTAAGTACTTGTATAAACAAATAAAAGGTATTGATGAATCTTTAGGTAAGGATTTAATAACTCATATGGATGCCTAAAAAACCTTCAAGGAGTAAATTAGTAAAAAACCTTGATACGGTATTTAGTAAATATATTAGAATTAGTAATGCTGATAAAATTGGTTACTGTACTTGTGTAACTTGTGGTGTTGTAAAACATTGGAAAGAAATACAAGCAGGTCATTTTATGAGTAGAAAACATTACAGCACACGGTGGGATGAAACAAATGTAAAACCTCAATGTATAGGGTGTAATATGTTTAAACAGGGTGAGCAATATAAATATTCACTTTTTTTAGGTAAAGATGTTTCAGAAGTATTATATTTGAAAAGTAAAGAAACAGTTAAGTTTACCAATTACGAACTGGAAGAAATGATAAAAGATTATAGCGATAGGCTTAAAAGTATTACTTGATTCTTTCTTGTAATTTTTGTTCTTTGTTTGAAGGGTGTCAGAAATGATGCCCTTCTTTTTTGTTAATTATTTTTTTGTATATTTGTAATATGAACAATTTTACAAAGGCAGAACTCTATGGCAAGGTACAAGAACTGCAATACGATATACAACAACTAAAGAACCAATTAATTTTAACTCAACAAAGCAATGAAAGAAACAAACATTAACATAAAACTATTTAACCTACAACAAGAAATAGGTACAATAAGTAAGGATGCAAAGAATCCTTTTTATAAATCAAAATACTTTGATATTAATTCATTAATTAAACAACTACAACCATTACTTAAAAAACATAAACTACTTTTATTACAACCTATAGAAGAAGATTGTGTTTATAGTAAGCTAATTTGTATTGATGGTACAGGTGGTGTAATATCAGCACTTAAATTACCAGAAATAGCTGATCCACAAAAGTTAGGTAGTTGTATAACTTATTATCGTAGATACACTTTGGCAAGTCTTTTAGGCTTACAAGCTGTTGACGATGATGCAAATGTAGCGAGTGGTGTAACCGTAGATAAAAAGTGGTTAAACCAAAACACACCTGAATTTTCTAAAGCAATAGAATTTATAAAAGGTGGAGGTAGCATAGATGCTATAAAAGGCAAGTATAAAGTTTCAGGTAAAATAGAAAATGAACTTGCAAAACTGTAAAGTAAATAACGTATATATAAAAATTAATTACAAGAATTATAAAATAATAATTTATGGAAAAAAAGAACGTAGCAATATTATCAGGAAGCTTAAATCTATCTGCGATTGATAAAACAAAAATTGTAAAAGGCAAAGATGGTAATCAATATTTAAACATTACTATGATGATACAAGACAAATCACAATACGGTAATAATATTTGGATTACACAAAGCCAAACACAAGAAGAAAGAGAAGCTAAAACAAAAGCAACATCTTTAGGCAATGGTGCAGTACGATGGTTAGGTGGTGATATAACAGTAGCTGAAAGAAACGAGGTTACTAATCAACAACAACAACCAGCACGTGAAGAAGCTGATTTACCATTTTAATAATGGGGGGGTTTAATTACCCCCTTTTTTTATATATTTATTAAATGTTAAAAAACTTAAAACTAGGCGAAGCATTTCCAGCAGATTTTTGGAATTATAATATAAACCCAATAACAGGATACTATATTAAACCTCAACTTCGTAAAGATCAAAACGACAAAGTAGCAAGAAAATACCACAAAAGATGATAGCACAAGCAAAGAATATACAAGACAGAATACTTGACATTAAATATGGCAGGGTAAAAGAAGGGTTAAAAATAGATGTACCTGAAATAGATGAATACTTGCGTTATAAGCAAGGTAATTTTAACGTTCTGATTGGTCACGCGAATGTTGGAAAGACAACGATTATAATGTATCTGTTTACAATATGGGCAATTAAACACAAATTAAGGTTTGTTGTTTGGTCAAGTGAAAACACTTCACAAAGTATTGTAAGAAAGATAATAGAATTTAAAATGGGTAAAACCATTAACGAAGCAAGTGATGAATTGATAAACGAAACTATAGATTGGTGTGATACTTATTTTAAGATAATAGAGGTTGATGACCTAATTACATATAAACAACTATTAAAACAAGCTGGTCAAATAAAAGATGCTTGGGATTACAACGCACTACTTATTGATCCTTATAATAGTTTATCAAAAGATATAGGTTTATTAAAAGCAGTAGGTGGTCACGAATATGACTACCAAGTTGCAAGTGAGTTTAGGTTATTTGCTAAAAAAAGAAATGTAAGTGTATTTTTAAATGCACACGGTGTAACAGAAGCATTAAGAAGAACCCACGTTAAAGGACACGAATACGAAAACCTACCAACACCTTTAGGAATGGCATCAGTAGAAGGTGGAGGTAAATGGGCAAACCGTGCAGATGATGTCTTGTGTATTCATAGATATACAGGCTCAGCAACAAACTGGATGTATTCACATTTGCACGTATTGAAAGTAAAAGAAAATGAAACAGGTGGTAGATGCACACCCTACGAAGAACCAATACAGTTAAGAATGGCAAGGAACAATATAGGTTTTGAATTTCTTGGTAGGGATTTAATACATAATGTTAAACCAGTTGAAAAGTTAGAAATTTGATATTAATAATATCTTTATTAATTATATGTGCTATCTATTTAATTATAGGTCAGTTAAAAAACGCTGATGTAATTATTAGCCCTGTAATTGGTATGATGTTTGGTTTTCTATATAGCAAAGAACAATTAGAAGAAAGTAACGAGATAACCTTACAATGTTTGTTGGGTGTAATTAGTGTTACTGTAATATGGGAAAATCCGCACAATGGTTAGAAAAGGTAGCTGAAAGGCATACTGAATGGGTTAATATAATAAAAGCTTTTGGCGAATATGAATACGCTGAGGATTTAGTGCAGGAAACTTATCTAATTTTATATAAATATGCTAATGAAGAAAAGGTTATTAAAGATGGTGTTGTTAGTAGGGGATACCTTTATTTTAGTTTGCGGTCAACTTTTTTTCAGTTTTACAAAAACAAAAGAAAGATTAAAAAGGTTTCACTTGACAATGAAGAATATACCAAAGAAGTGGAGGACAATCAAAACTTGGATGAAGAAATAGCTTATAACAAAATATGCACAATGATAGATGACCACATAGAGGATTGGCGATGGTACGAAAAAAAACTATTTACACTTTACAGGGATTCAGGTTTAAGTATAAGAGGAATAGCTAAAGAAACTAACATAAGTTGGGTAAGTATATTCAACACATTAAAAAACGCAAAACACGAATTAAAAGAAAAGTTTCAAGAAGATTACGATGATTTAAAAAATAAAGATTATGAACGAATTTAAAGGTGATAAAAGAAGTAAAGCATATAAGGCTTGGAAAAAGAACCACGAAGCAGCAAGTACTGGTTTAGGCGATACAGTTGAGAAAGCATTTAAAAAAGTAGGCATTGACAAAGCAGCAAAATTTGTACTTGGTGATGACTGTGGCTGTGATGAAAGAAAAGAAACGCTAAACAAAATGTTTCCAAGTAAAAAGATTGAATGCCTAACAGAAGATGAGTATAACTATTTAGATACTTTCTTTAGCGTAAAAAGATCAACAGTAACACCTGTACAACAAAACGAACTAATATTAATATACAACCGTGTATTTAATGGTAATGCTGTTGCAACAAGTTGCGGTAATTGTTTTCTAAATGGTGTATATGATAAACTAAATAAAATATTTAACCAGTACAACGATTGAAAGAACAAGAACTTTTTAAGTATTTAGTTTCTTGTTGTTATTCTGATTTAGTAAAAGCAAAAAGCCAGATGAGCAGGTGGGATTGTTACAGTCCTGAAACCTATCATCGTATTGAGTTAAAATGTAGAACAGTACACTACGACACTTTACTTATAGAAAAGAAGAAGTATGATGCTATGATAGCAAAATGTGATGATAATTTAGATATACCTATATATATTAATTCTACACCATCTGGTGTATATAGATTTAATTTGTATATTGTTAATCCTGTTTGGCAAATACAATATCATAATACTACAACTGAATTTAAAAACAATAAAAAGATACCAAAAGAAATTGCTTTGTTAGATGTAAGCGAAGCAGAAATATTATAAACAAAGAAACAATGAACAAAAAAATAAACAATCTTAAAGAAATAGAATACTACACTAACTTTAATTTAGTAGGTGAACACATAGTTAAATCAAGAAAACTAAAACCAGATAACGAAGCACTAAATGATATGTACTATGCGTGGCAAGAAGTAGGATTTTATGTACATAACCATATAATGAACGAAAAGCTGTACAATGATTCTTTAAGCGAATACAGGGGTGATAAGATACGTGCTGTAGAACGTGCAAGAAAAGCTGAATTAAAAATTGTAGAACTTGAACAAAAGTTACAAAAACTTGAAACTAAAAAAAGTTTAGGATTATAACCGTAATTGTTTAAAAAATGTTTATATTAGTAAAATAATTATAAACAATGAACGAACAAATACGATTTACAAACGCTGGTAAAATAGGCGATGCAATAGGGTTAACTAGGTATTTACTTAACAACAACCCTGATAACACAAACGACAAACTAAAAGAAATTATTCAAATATTAGATAGCATAAAATTATGAAAGTATTTAAAGACATAGGGTATTTTATAGAGTATTGGGTTGAGGGTAAATTTACAGGCACATTACTTATTGATAAACCTGACAGAGATGAGGTTGGTTATTATAGTAGAATAGATGCTATTGCTGACACAGATATTAAATTACAAAGAAACAAAATAGTTAAAAAAGGCACAAAGTATTACACAAGGTTGTATCCTTTATGCGGACAAAAAATATAATTATGATAACATTACTAAACGGTGACCATTGGGGTAAAGAAGAAATACTAACACAAATGTATGATGATGACTTTTACTATGGTCATTTAGGTAAACACGCATTAAGTTCGTCATCACTTAAAACTATTCTTAAAAGCCCAAAAACATACAGGAACGTATTAAAGTACGGTGATGCTAATTCAGATAGTCCTGCACTTGCAGCAGGTAAGTTAGTACATTGTATGATATTAGAAAGCCATAAAATAGATAAGCTACACTTTGTAGACGCTTCAACAAAAAATACAAAGATATATAAAGAAGCAAAAGATAAGCACGGTGAGGTATACCTTACAAAAGAAAAAGATGCTGCAGAACGTTTAGCAGATGCTGTATTAAGAAATGAAGCAGCACTTAAACTACTAAACAAAAGTGAGTTTGAAGTACCTGCAATAGAAATGTTAGAGGGTTTACCCTTCCGTGGTAAGTGTGATATTATACAGGGTGATACTATTATTGATCTTAAAACAACAGCCGATTTAAACACCTTTAAATATAGTGCTGATAAATATGGGTATGATTTACAAGCGTGGTTATATTTAAAACTGTTTAACAAAAAGAAGTTTAATTTTCTTGTTGTTGATAAAGCAAGTACTGACATTGGTGTTTTTGATGTTAGTGATGACTTTTTAAAAAGAGGTGAAAACAAATTTAGACAAGCAATAGATAATTACAAATACTTTTTTGAACAAGACAATGATTTAGATCAATATGTAATGCGTGGTATACTATGAGGTTATTTGATGATGACTGGGGTATTGATAACAGCCCTGTTGATAACACAGAAATTACTACAACAATACTTTATTTTAGCGCACAAGAACTAAAAGAATTTAAAAAACTTTGTAAGGTTGGCATTAAATTTGAGTATGGTGAGTTGTACCAACAAAAAGGTAATTTAAGTGATTTTTTATTAAAAACATTAAAAGATAAATATGGAAACCTTTAACATAAAAAGAATACTTGATAAAGAACAAGCTGCTAAACTAAAAACAAAATATTTAGACAGTAGCCATTACAACAAACTTATTACAAGTGATGCAGATGGTTACGATGCGTATACAGGTGATTTACTATTTAGGTTTAGGAAAAATGCAATACCCTTTGATATATTAAAACAAGGGTATGATTCATTTAAAAACAGTATTGAGCTAACAGAAAGTAGAGGTGCAGCAAGTGGAAGCAGCCATAAACGTATAAGGAAAGATGGCTCTACAAGTAATATTACAGTAGGTAACAAAGTTGAATCAGGTAGTGTTGGCTATATGGACAAAAATGCTATGGTACATTATTGTAGGAAAACAGCATTTGCAAAAAAATACTTTAATGAGTTTAAAGTTGGTATCCCTTTTGTACAATTTATAGATAAAAAATATAAAGAACTTTGCCCTAAACATTATGCAAAGCAGAAGGCTATTGCAATAGGCACAAACAAAAATTACATTATTGAAGATACAAGTTTTACAACTGTAACAGTAAATAAAAACTTTAGAACTGCTGTACATAAAGATGCAGGTGATTTTCAAGAAGGCTTTGGTAACTTAATTGTTTACCGAGAAGGTAACTACGATGGTGGATATTTCGTTTTACCTGAATATGGTGTCGCTATTGATTTACATAATACAGACCTTTTGTTTGTTGATGTACATAAGTGGCACGGTAATACTGAGTATACAAACTGTTCTGACGATTGGTTAAGAATTAGTTTTGTACTTTATTATAGGGAATATATGTATAAATGTAAAAGCCCTACTGAACAACTACAAGAAGTAAAACAACAAAAAACAGGATATTTAACTTTATAATTATGGATGCAAAAAAGAACAATGAAGCAACAGAGTTTCAAGATATAGTATATAAATACTTTAAAGAAGAGTGGGGTTGGAATATTATACACCACACTAATATAGAAAAACAATTTAAAGAAGGCGAAAACAATGCAGGTATTGAAATAAAAAATGACCAGCAGATGCGCAATTACCCTAATTTATTTATCACAATTAGTAGGGAATATTATGATTGTACTGTGCCATCTGGTATTATGAAAAAACACAATAAAAGATTTTATGTTCAAGGTGTGGCAGAAAAGTTTTATATCTTTGGGCTTAATGATCTTATTAGGTATTACAATAAAAACAAATCAACATTAAAACATAAAACAGGATATACAACAGGAGGTGGTGGAAAAGAAAATGGTTTCCTACTTCCACAAGAAACAGCTGATAAAATAGCTTTTGAGGTATATACAAAACAAAAACAATTAACGCTGGTTTAATGGATTATATTATAACCTGTATAAGCCATAACAGGCACGAAAACATCAATTCATTTTTTAAAATTATTGGCACAAAGGAAATTGTTTTTTTTGTAAAAGATGATCAAGACAAAAAACTTTATTTAGAAAATGGTGCAAAAAAAGTTATAATTTCTGGTTCGTTAATGGATAGCAGGAATACGAGCCTTGACTATTGTTTTAAATTAAATAAAATTTGCATTCAATTAAGTGATGACTTAGAAAGGATAATGACAAATGATTTTACAGGAAAAAGAACACATAAATACACAAATGCAAAGCGTGTAATTGAAACAGTTTTACCACACTTTGTAAAGAATGATTATTATTTTGCAGGTTTTCCACCAACTAACAACCCTTTTTTTTCATTAAAAGAATTTGAATATAATAAATTTATTGTAGGTGATTTTATAATTATAAAACCAAATAATTTGAGGTTTGATACTAACCTAAGACTAAAAGAAGATTATGATTACACATTACAGCACATTAAAGAATTAAACGGTTGTGTTAGGTATGGCTCTTTTTTAAATAGCTTTAAACACTATTCAAACAAAGGTGGTGCAGTAGCTTATAGAACAAGCCAACTTGAACAAGAAACAATCGCTTATTTATTAAGTAAATGGAAAGATTGCATAAGGCTAAACCCAAAAAGGGAAAATGAAATACTAATTAATAAAAATAGTTATAACATTCTACATAGTAAACAACAAAGTTTATTTTGAAAAAAGATATAATAGAAGAGTTTTATTTACTTGCATTAGTAGATATAGTAAACGGCAAAGATATTAACGAACTTGAAGAAACAATAAAACTATACGAAGAAGATGAACAGTACGAAGCCTGTGCTGGAATACAAAAGGCAATACACGAATCAGGATTTTTAACAATTAAAGAAATAATAGAAAGAAATAAATTATGAGCGCAACACTAATAAAAGAAATAGTAGAACAACACTTTGATTTAGATATAACAAGACATACAAGAAAACGTGAATACGTAGAAGCACGTGGTATATACTTTTACCTTACAAGACAATACACAAGAATGTCATTATCTTCTATAGGTAAAACAACAGGTAGAGACCATTCAACGGTTCTTTACTTTGTTAGGAAGGTACCTGATTGGGTACAATACGATTCACAACTAAAACAAGACTACAAAGTAGTAAACGAAAGAATACAAGATGCAGTACACGCACACCCTGAAGATTTTAAAACAGCAGTTACTTTAGAAGGGTTTTATGAAACACAATACAAACGTTTAAAGAAATTAACAGAACAGGTTAATCAGGATCAATTAACAATTAGTTAGTTTTTTTATTGTATAGTTGAATAAACAAGTTATTTCAAAATGGCACACGGTGGAAAAAGAGATGGAGCAGGTAGACCATCTAAAGCAGATGAGGTTAATCTAATAGAGAAATTAAGCCCATTAGAAGATGCAGCATTCCAAGCATTAAAAACAGGTGTAGAAAAAGGTGATTTTAAATTTGTACAACTGTACTATAATTATTATGCTGGTAAACCAAGAGAAACAAGGGATATTACCATTAACGAAGATTTACCGATATTTTTAGATTAGCGATAACCAAAACGTTACTCTAAATCATTAATGCAAGTACAAACAACACAAGCACTAAATAAGTTACGTAAACTTGATAAAAGGGTACGCATCGTAAGGGGTGGTACATCAGCAGGTAAAACTATTTGCATCCTACTTATACTTATAGATTATGCTATTAAAAACGAAGGCAAAGAAATAAGCGTAGTAAGTGAATCAATACCACACTTGCGTAGAGGTGCATTTAAGGACTTCTGCCAACTGTTAAAAGGTTTAAATAGGTATAGGGATATACAACTAAATAAAAGTATCTTAAAATACACATTTACAAATGGTAGTTATATAGAGTTTTTCAGTACAGACCAACCTGATAAGTTACGTGGTGCAAGAAGAACTGATTTATATATTAACGAATGTAACAATGTACCATTTGATGCTTATAACCAATTAGCAGTAAGAACAAGTGGAAACGTTTGGTTAGATTACAACCCATCTAATATATTTTGGGTTGATAAAGAATTAGTAGGCAAAGAAGATGTTGATTACATAACACTAACATACAAGGATAACGAAGTGCTGCCTATAAGCATTGTTAAAGAAATAGAAAAAGCAAGGGATAAAGGCAAAACCTCAACGTATTGGGCAAATTGGTGGAGGGTGTACGGACTTGGTGAAACAGGTTCTTTAGAAGGTGTATGTATACCTGATTGGAAAGAAATAGATAACATACCACAAGAAGCACGTTTGTTAGCTTACGGAATGGACTTTGGTTATAGTGTTGATCCTACAACATTAATAGCTTTATATAAATGGAACGATGCCTATATATACGATGAGGTGTTATATAAAAAAGGAATGTTAAATAGAGATATAAGCAGGTTCTTATCACAACTTGATATTAAAGAAAACATAGTAGCAGATTCAGCAGAACCTAAAAGCATTGCAGAACTACAAGGCTATGGTCATTCTGTATATGGTGTAAGCAAAGGTAGAGATTCAGTAGTATATGGGTTAAACCTAATGAACCAAAACGAAATATACATAACATCTAAAAGTAAAAACCTAAAACGTGAATTAGCAGGATATGTATGGGCAAAAGATAAAGATGGTAACCAGATACAAAAACCAAGTGGTGAGCATCCTGACTGTATTGATGCAGCACGGTACGTATTAACAGACCAATTAGAAAACCCTAACAAGGGGGAATACTACATATATTAAAATAAATTGTGTATTATTTGTTAATTAAATAAATAGTTGTATATTTACAAAGTAAAACAAAGTTAAATTAAAATTATATCAAATGAAAACAAAAGTAAACACAGACAATTTAGAATTAATAAGTAGGGAAGAAGTAAAACTTGAAGTCTTTGAATTTAAATCTCATATTCTTGGAGAATTGTTAAAAGCTAGAATTATTAGAAATACTGTTAACGAAATTATACACGTTATATCAATTACAAGAAGAAACGATAGAGAACAATTAGGGTCTTGGGAATTTGTAAACGCTAGTCACGACTTGCATAAACAATTAGATTCTTTTTGGAGATCATAAATTATAAATATGGGGTACAGGGTTAAAATCCCGAGTCTACTATGAAACGTAACTCAAGTGAGTACCCCTTTTAAAAACAAAGAAATGGACAAATACAAACAAAATTTAAAAGTAGAAGGTAACAAGGTGTATTCATATAATACCCACGTTGCAACAATAGAAGGAACGCAGCTTATACAATTAGGATGGTGGAGCGTAACAACCCAAAAACATATAAACTATGTAGCAAATGAGTTTGGGTTAGGTTTAATTAAAATACATTAATATGGAAAACAAAGTAGAGTATATAATGGTAAAA